GCGTCTTTGGCAATGGTGCAATGGATTATACTATCGCTTTCCGTATGTATTTCTTGGGCTTTCTTGCCCATATTATGGAAAATCGTATTGAGAATGAGCAATCATTGGGCACTAATGTTTACTCCGGTGATTGGAAATTGACCGCTGACTATCTGAACCGTAGGGGGAAGAAAGTCATTGCTGGTGATTTTTCCAAATTTGATGGAACCTTGAATTCGTGCATCATGTGGGAATTCGTCAATGTAATCAATGAGTGGTATGACGATGGTGAGGAAAATGCTGCTATTCGCAGAACTCTCTTCATTGAAGTCATTAACTCTTTGCATTTATGCGACGGAATTTTTTATATGATGAATCATTCCCAACCATCTGGTAATCCAATTACCACAGCATTGAATTCTTTTTATAATTCGATTTCTATGAGAATCGTTTATGAAATTTGCAGAATCAAAGCTAAGGTTGGCGTTAAGGAAACCTTCAATACTCATGTAAACATGGTGTCCTATGGTGATGACAACGTCGTCAATTTTGATGATGAAGTCGCTCCATGGTTTAACCAAAATACGATTACTGAAGCATACGCTGAAATTGGTATGATCTATACAGATGAGACCAAATCAGGAGATAAGATGGCTGACTTTCGTACCATCCACGAAGTAGCTTATCTTAAACGTCATTTTCGTATCGAGGATATGCGGGTATATGCACCCCTCGATTTGAATACAATTCTCGAGACTGTGAATTGGATTCGTCAATGCCCTGATGCTGTAGGGGCTCTGAAAATGAATTGCGAGAACTCAGTGATGGAATTGTCTCAACATCCAAAAGATGTTTTTGACAAATACGCACCATTGATCAAATCAGCATTCCGTAAGGCGACTCAAGAAGAACTTGAAGTGCATACTTACGATGAGTATGAACAAATGAAACTCGAAGAGTATTATTTGTAAGTACGGGTCTACAACCAGATAGACCTCTTTCGCACCCAACAACCACAAAATTGTTGTGTGCCAGAGAGGCCTTGGGAAGTAGATGACAGAGTGATATCTCCATGGGGACATGTTTGATATCTAAACTCTTTACTCGCCTTTTCCGCGGATTAGGAAACTACATCAAATTGGAATTCCATAGTTTGTGAATAAGACAATTTAACCAAAGCAATTTCTCAACTGAAACAGTTATAGGTAACCCCCCTTCGCTTATCTAACGATAGTGTTGGGGTAAAGATTAGTACCGGACTGAGAACGGGGTCTATACCCTAGTTCCCTCCGGATTAAGACTGTTCGTCCTGAAACCGATCGATAAAAAGATTGGGTAACATGCCAGTGTTGTGCTCTATGAGCTCTGAGAATACCTTGAAGTTAAAGTCCAATGAAACAAACGTGAGTTTATCATGATGATGTAAATTTCTGAACCATTTTACAGGAAAAGATTCGAGTTTATCCCGTTATTTTGCATACGTAATGC